CTGAAGCCGTATTGAATATACTTGAAGTAGATCTTAATACTCTTATAGCTTTATTAGCATTACCGTTACTATCTAACCAAGATGTATTATCAGCGATATTTGGATTTACAAATATAGTTAAATTTGGGGAGGTATTATTTACAAGAGTGTTTATAAAATAGCTTTGTGGCTGGCCCCCGTTTGGATCTTGAATTTTGCGATCAGAATAGAACGAACCTGTATAGCCTTCTTGTAGTACGTATTCGAGAGTTAAAGCTGTAGGAGAGAAAGGCGAAACTCTTACTTTAAATAATGAAAATATCGCAGTATCTTGATACGCGGTGCCAGCTATATTAAACGAAGGAATATTTTCAATATCTTGAGAAACACTACCTACATTAGCAGTTGCAGTTGCACTTAGCTGAAACTGGTAACGAGTATTTGGTACTGCAGTGTATGCGCTGGTAGCAGCTGTTTGGGCTGCAATTGTATCGATTGTTAAAGCTGCATCAAAATCAGTAGAAGGATTTAAGTTAGCATTATCTGCAAGATTAAAATAAAACCCTTCAAATTTTTCGTTAATTGTGGTTTTTGCTTTATTGAGCACAATTAAACCAGCTGCACTTAATTCAGTAAAGCCTGTAAATACAGGCGCTGTACTTGCTGCTGCAGTTGCCCATTGTAGACCGCCTTGTAATACTAAATTGTATTGGTCATCTGTAAGCTCAACTAATGTTGGTTGAGTTAAGTAGTAAGCACCAGCAGCGCTTAGTGCGGTGCCGTTTGCTACTGGAGCAGTTGCATCTGTTGCAGATGCTGCAACTACTGGAAATACTAACGCACTATACTTGCTAGAAAATCCTTCCCCAGCTTCAGCACCGTAAGGTAAGCGAGCGACATTTACAACTGCATTTGTGCCACCGGTAAAAAGCTGTCTTACAGAGTAGTAAAAATAGCGCTCTGCTGCATTGGTAGGAGTACCATATATTGTCTCAAAATCAGCAACACTTGCTACGTTAAGAATTTCGTAGGTTGGACCTTGAGGCGCGAAACCGGTCACCAAGAAGCTTGTACCATTAGGAGCATTAAGTCTTGTGCTAAGATCGATTTCGCGAATTTCTACGCCAGGAGATTGTATAGTACGAGTGTTGGCCATAAAGTTTTTGTATACTATTATTTAGGCAAATTCAGAAGGGATTCCTGAGATTACTGAAGTAATTCGGCGCCTAATTGACTGAAAGCAAAAGTAAAACTTGACTCAATTTGAGTAGCGTCTTGGTAGCTATATTTAAACCCTTGCAGATTTGTAATAAATGCTTTATGGTAATCAAATTTAATTTTCTGATTATTATATTCATCTAAGCCAAAAACAGTAATCAGGGTCTGATATTCATGCATTGTAGCAGGGCCTTTTACTGCAAGCCCGTCTTTATTTGATATACCCATTTTGGAATGATTAATATAATCAAGCCACTTCCATAAAACCCACCAGTTATTATATCCGTTATCTACCGCAAAATTAACTGTAACATTGTTATATTGCTCTCTTTGGTAAGTGGTGACTTTTAACGGCTGCCCGCCAAAATTTAATGCAACTGGATTTATTGCTATATCTGGCACAATATTGCCGTATACTGAATACTGTAAAGTATTTAAATCCAAATTATAACTTTTACGAACATCTCCTACTGGAGTATTTATAGACTTTAAAGGGTCAGGAATATTTAAGACAAGTATAAATTTGTCTTTTCTTGATTTATTTAAAATAGACTGTTGGGCTACGTCGCTCATTTACCTTCTTTACTTAGGTAGTAATATTTATACACCGGATCAAAAGCAAGAGATATACCACTTGTACTTAAGCTTCTAGGCTCGTTATGTACTTTATCTAAATTAATACTATAAAAAGTTGCTATGGCGTTAGCTATATTTGGCGGTATATGAGTTTTTCCTTTTTTCTTTTTCTTTAAATTTTCTATAGCCGGAAAAGGGGTTTCTTGGTCAATATGAGACCGCGCAACCATTGTTACAGACTTAGTGCTAGGTTTAGTTAATTTACTAACCCCGGCAGTTAAGCCTTGATGTCGTGGACCTCTGCTACCTTCGCCTCCAGTAGACATACCTGGTAACGCAAAAAACTGTTTAAAATTTTCTTGATTAAGAGACAGCTCTTTATCTCCTTTTGCTACCACACCAGTAACGAGTTTATCTATCATACCACGTCGCCTTAATTCTTTAAAAGCTAAATTTTCTACAGAGAATTCTCCGCCGGCTTCGAGGCCGGCTTGTCTCATTTTTAATATTTTTTCTTTAACTCTTTCTGCACATTCTAAATTACAACTGTCACTTAAAGCATGGCTAATTAATTCAAGTATATGATCAACTTTTCGTTTAACCTCTGACTGATTAATTGGTTTTTCTTTTTCCGGTACTATTAACCACGAATCGTTTTTAATAGAATATACACCGGTTGCGTAATGTTGTTCGTTAATGTCTTGTACGTAGCACTCTACATCAAAACCTTTTATTTTTATATCATGGTTGCTATTCCAAACAGTCTTTTTAGCTTTAAAATAATCTTTTAAAAAGTCTACATCCTGACCGTATTCAGTTAAATCAGTTAGTATATGTAGATCTATATCACTTTGAGGCGTATAATTATAATTTGCTAAAGAACCAGTAAACGTAATATCCTCTACATCAATATCTAACTCGAAAGACTCTAAAAATGCTTCTGCTACTTGTAGTAGTTTATCTTTTATAGCCGGAATAAGCTTACCGTCTCTCCATACTAATGGATTAAGAGTGTCATGATATTGAAAAGTAAGCTTTGCAGATGGTTCCATGTAACGTAAATATTTACGTAATGCCTGACTATTTAAAACTCTTCGAAGATATAGTTAACACTAATAATCCTGATATTTACCAGGAAAAACTTAACAATGCTATCGAATACCTTAAGAAAAAAGAAAAGGTATTATTTTTAACAACTTCCAATCGTTGGGAAGGAGATAAAGAAAAACCCAAGAGCACTATTTTAGCAGAGTTTATTAAATCCAAAGTGGGAGATAATGTAGAAATTATCGATGTTGCCAAACTTAACATTTATATTTGCGAAGGTAACGTAAGCAAATCAGACGGCAATAATTGCGGTGTAAAAGACTCGGTATTGAAAGATAAAGAAAAAAATCCGAGTGGTAATCATAGATGCTGGTGTTCAATTAATAATAAAGATGATGAACTATGGAAAATAAGTAAGCCACTCTTTGAGTCTGATGCAGTAGTATTTTTTGTAAGTGTGCGCTGGGGTCAAACTAATAGTGTATATCAAAAACTAATTGAACGTTTAGATTGGATAGAAAATAGACATACCACTCTTAAAGAAGATAATATTGTAGAAAATATTGATGCGGGTATTATAGCTATAGGTCAAAACTGGAACGGTGAAACAGTTATTGACACTCAAAAGAAAGTATTAGACTTTTATGGGTTCAAAGTACCAGAAGAACTTAGCTTTAACTGGCAATACACAAAAGACTCGGCAGATGAATCTCAAGAAAGTTATAAAAAAGCATTAAGCGCTTTTAAGAAAGTATTTGGACTTTAACTTTTATTCCCAAACTACCATCTTCCAGCGCTCATTATCGATACCGAAAAAGCGACACTTCCACGCGCTTTGTTCAAAAAACTCTAAATGACCCCATTGATCTTTATACTTAATCAACTGCTTTGCAGCATCATTCCAGTCTATACTTAAAAATACAGCTTCATGTTTTTTTTGCTTTTCGTAAATTTCATTGTAATTGAATCCGTCATATTCGTAATGCAACACTTCTAGTACGTTCCCTTCTTTATCAGTGTAGTCCATAGAGAAGTCAAAACCCCACTTAGGTTTCATTTTAATAAGTTTATATATTAATGTATTTCTCGTAGCAAATGTCTTTAGCTGTTCTAAAGCTTCTCCAGTAAACGCTCGCCTTTCAAATAGTAAACAATGATTTAAATGTGCTCCCTCCCATACCCCGGTATCATTTCCGGAGTATAAATCAGTTGAACCAGTATACAAACTGTATACATCTTGAGTCATCCATTCTTTTTTAAGACAGTTTTGAGAAGGATAATGTTTCTGTAAACGTATTTGAGCTTCTTCTGCATACCATTGTTCAATTTCAGTCATTTCATAGCCGTTTTGTTCGAACAATGCTAAAAATTCAGGGCCTGGGTAAAGCAACTGTTTACCCGCTGTAGAAAATTGTTGAAATCTTGCTAAAGATTTGCTCCAGTAACCAGTAGGATCTAATTCGTTGCTAGTAAGCTTTAAACCGTTCATAATATATTTTATAATTGCAACATGCATTTTCCACAGTAAATACCAGTATGTCTAAAGGCGCTTCTAAAGAAACATTTTATATGGGCAATAAAAATCTGCCCGTACCCGAGACTGAATTTCAATGGACGCCAGAAATGGTAGAAGATCTAGAAAGAGCTAGAAAGTCTATATTACATTTTTCTCGGTTTTTTTATATTGTAAGTCTAGATGAAGGTAAACAGCCTATTAAGCTTTATCCCTATCAAAAGCGTATATTAAAAGCGTTAGTAGAAAATAGATTTAACGTAGTATTAGCTTCACGGCAAATTGGTAAAACCACAATTCTTACTATATTTGCTTTATGGATGGTGTGTTTTACTGATGACTATAGAGTATTATTAATTGCAAATAAACAAGAAACTGCTAAAAACATATTTAAACGCATCAAGTTGGCGTATGAGATGTTACCTAACTATATGAAGCCCGGGGTAATTGCATACGCAAAAGAAGGTATGGAACTAGCCAACGGCAGCTCAATAGGTATTAGTACAACAACTTCTGATGCTGCTCGTGGTGAATCTATTAACTGTCTACTTCTTGATGAAGCTGCGTTTATTCCACCTGAGTTTATGGATGACTTTTGGGAATCAGTGTTTCCTGTTATTTCGTCTTCTAAAAAGTCTAAAATTTTTATGTTATCTACTCCTAATGGAGTCGGTAATTTGTTTTTCAATACCTATAACGATGCTACGCTCGGCAAAAACGGCTGGCACCATGAAAGAGTTGATTGGTTTGAAGTGCCTGGAAGAGATGAAAAATGGAAAGAAATGACTATAAGAGCATTAGGTTCTTTAGAGTCTTTTAATCAGGAATACGGTAATGAGTTTAGAGCAGCTGGGGAAAATGTTTTTGATAAAGAACAATTAGAAGAAATGGAAAATACCGCGTTAGAACCGGTATATACGGATGATGACGGACTATTAAAAGTGTATAAAGATAGAATTGACGGACATTATTACACTATAGGGGTTGACGTAGGGGAAGGTATAGGTAGAGCTAACTCAACTATACAAGTGGTGGACATTACAGATTTAACTCAAATAGAGCAAGTAGCTACATATGCTTATAATAAATTAGATCCGTTTAATTTTGCAGCTAAATTAATAGAAATAGCTGCTCAATGGAACAACCCGCCCATACTTATTGAAAGAAATAATTGCGGTGCGCAAGTAGTAGACGCTTTAATACATACCCATCAGTATAATAATTTAGTAAAATATACCCCTAGTATGGGTTCATTTACAGAAAAAGCCGAACAAGATAATAGAATGGGTATATATTCTCACACTAATAGTAAATTTAATTCTATGTCTAATTTTAGATACTGGATGAATGTATTAAAAGTAGTTAAGCTAAATGATAAAGAAACTATTGGAGAGTTTAAAACATATATACGACACCCCAACGGTATATGGAAAAAACAGTCTGATAAATATATGGATGATAGAGTAGAGGCTCTTATTTGGGCGCTTTTTATATTAGATAATAAAGTTGCAGAGCAGTTTTACGAAATTGTACAGCAAGACAGTAATGGTAAAATATTAAAAATGGTACCAAATAACTGGGATCCTTTTGTAATGAGTATGCCAAAGCCTTCTGAAATGAATAGACGTCTTGATAAAAAAGAAGAAAATACAATTATACCTCATAACCCTGTCGTTATACCTGAAACTGAAGAACAGGATGCAGATATAAATGAATTATTTGAACAAGGGTGGAGACTACCTAACGGTAGTACTGCTAACAGAATGTTTGATCAGAGATTTATACAATAAAAAAGCCCGCTTAAAGCGGGCTTTTGAAGTCTATGCCTTTAAGACTATTAATTAGCGAAAAGATCTTTACCTGTCTTTAGATTACCGGTCTGATTGTTTCCAGTTGGTTTTTGTAGCCCTTTGTCAAAATCTTTTGCTTTCTTAGGAGTAGGATCTTGAACAGTGCCAGGAGCTCCTTGCTCAGAAGCAGATCCACCCTTTTGGGTTACTGTGCCTGTACCAACAGTCTTTAGCTTGTGACCATCTTTAAGTTGTTCTGATTTTGCTCCAGAACCTACACCAGCATGGCCGAGATCTTCAGCTTCTACTTCTTCCATAACTGGGGTTTCGTCTTCAGCACCCATCGCGCCTTCTTCGTCTCCTAAAGTACCAGTCTCAACGTCATGAGCAATGTCTTTTCTTAAGAAAGCTAATACTTTTTCGAGAGCTTCAACAGCTTCTTCGTGAGAGAGAGTTGTTTCTTCTGCTGGAGCCATATCTGTCTCAGCTCCTGTATCTAGACCTGCATCTGCAGCAGGCGCCACTGGAGTCATATCTTCCTCTTCGGATACGAAAGGAACATTGTTGACTGCATCTTCATATAGTTGATCGAATTTTGATTTAGGCATAGTAAATTGTTGTTTCTTATATTTATTAGATTTAGTAACGGTTTCTACGTTTTCTTCTACTTTTTCTTCTTTTTCCTCTTCACCATTTTCATCATTATGGTGTTTTTTGTTAAGATGGTTTTTATCTTCTGTTTCATCTTCTTCTTCGTTTTCCTCATCAGCTTCTTTTAAAGGAACTTCTTTGTCACTGCCAGGAACTTTTACCTTCTCTCCGGGTTGTATACCGTCTTTTTTGGCATCAATAACGGCTTTAGCAAAAGCATTGCCTTCTTTTTTAGGCTTTTTCACAGGTTCAAAATTATCAGCCCCGTGTGGACCACTTTTTTTCTTATCAGCTAATTCAACTTTAGTGTCAGTACCAATATCTTGAGCTGACTCAGGAAGGTACATGGCAGTATTAGTAGGTAAAATGGTGGCGGGTTTCTTAGCTTCATCAACTTTAACAGTGTTTTGTTGAATAGAAGCATACAACTGATCTAACCCGGCAAGGCTTTTTATTTTGCTCATTGTAATATTATTTAGCAAATTTGTGATTAATTCTATAAATTCTGTAAATATTTTTATGTCAATAGCGAAGTACTGTGTAGATACGGGCTACTATATTGCCCCTTCAGTTACCACTGGTAATACAGAATGCCTCTCAGGGGACCTTCGCTATTTGGATATAAGCAAAACAGATACAGAACGTAATCTTTGGGAAAATTGGTGGGATGAACAAATACGGCAATATGGTATGCGTACTAGCTACTATATAAATGCTTATACTCTTTCTGGACACGACTTTTTCTACGGAGAACAGCCTTTAGCTGGATTTCTTCCGCCGTTAAGCGTGGTAATGTGTCTTACTGTTAATAATGATAGTATTATATTAAGTAAATTTGGTATACAAGGTAATGCGGATATTACAGCGGTTGTTTCTATTAAAGCATTTACCTCTTCTTTAACTGCATCTTCTTTAAGCGGCATAACATCTAGATATACATATGAACCTAAAGCAGGGGATTTAATTGAATTATCCGAATATGGTACTACTCGTCCAAACGGAAGAAGCGGGCAAATATATGAAATAACAGAACGAGTTGATCAAAGAGGTGGAGAAGCTAATCAATTAATGGGGCATTATGTTTGGATGATAAAAGGTAAACGTTATGATTATACCTTTGAACCTAATGCCCCACGAGAAGCTCTTAGCAAACAGGTATTTGATAATAAATACGATGGAATTGTGCCTCTTGATACCGGAACTCCTGGAGCGGATGCTCGCATTATTGAAACCAAAGCATATTCTCAAAATGTGGATAAGCAAGGTAGAACAGTTGTGTATAATTACCAACAAAATACTAATGCTCCGCTTTCTGGATACTTAACATATGACGGCACTGATCCTAAAACTGGCCGACCAAATACCGGGGTGTATGGGGCGTATGATGATGGTGGTACTTTAGTAAATCTATACGCAGGCGGCGGCGCTCATACCCCAAGCGCAAGTGCGCTTGGTTCTAATAATAGTGAAAATACATATCTCGGACTTCGTAGTCCTAATAACTAAATAATATTATATGGCTGACACACAGTATCCTACAATTGTATATCCTCACGAGCTACCTACTGTTCCTCAAGCTCAGCCAGGCGATTTACTTTTCTTAGAGCAAAAAAACCCAGACGGTTCTTACACCACTTATTCTGTTGCAGTTTCAACAGTATCTGCAGTAGGACCTAAAGGAGATGAAGGCCTTTCAGGTTATTCAGGTGTATCTGGTTTTAGCGGTATAAGTGGTTTTAGTGGTCAAGGCGTATCGGGGTATTCTGGTTATAGTGGAGAAAGTACTTCAGGCTATTCAGGTATTTCAGGTTACTCTGGTATAAGCGGGTACTCAGGCTACTCTGGTATTAGCGGCTATTCTGGTATTAGCGGTTTTAGTGGGTACAGTGGTTACAGTGGTATAAGTGGTTATAGTGGTATAAGTGGTTACAGCGGACCTTCTCCTACAGGGGTAGTTTACTATTATTCTACTTCTGCCGCTGATGTGAGCGGTTTACCGTTACCTCAAGGCTTACCTACTCCTTACAATTACGGTTTATTATTCGACGCTCAAGAGGTAGGTTCAGAAATTTATCTTGATACTATTATAAACGATACGGATGGGCAAGCTTTAGTGTTTGCTGCTATTACACCTCCAAGTAAACCATTTAAAACTCTTATTAATATAGGTAATTGGTCGTTTGATACTTTCTATTCAGTTTCAGGTTTAAGCGCTGAGTATAGTACTACCAATTTTGTTTATAAAGTATTTAAAAGAGCGGTAGACAGCACTGAAACAGAATTATTTTCTGCTACGGGAGCCGCGTTAACTAAAACTCCATTTGCGACTTATCAAAGAACAAATTATTACATACAGTCTCCATTAGTATTAAATCAATCAGATAGACTTGTCTTTAAAGTATTCGTACAAACTACTAACACTGAAGACACAGACGTAACATATTATTATCTCGGAGACACAAATTATAGTAGAGTAGTAACAAATATAACAATAGGGTTTGACGGTCAATCTGGCTTTTCTGGTATGTCTGGTTACAGCGGCATATCGGGGTATTCTGGTTTTAGTGGATCCGGAACCTCGGGGTATTCTGGTTTTAGTGGTCAAGGTACATCAGGTTATTCTGGTTATAGTGGTAATAGTACTTCTGGCTATTCTGGCTATAGTGGTATAAGTGGCTATTCTGGTCCTTCAGGCTATTCGGGTTATTCTGGTATGTCGGGCTACTCTGGTTTTAGTGGAGCGAGCGGTTTTAGTGGCCAAGGCATTTCAGGGTACTCTGGTTTTAGTGGTAATAGTGCTTCTGGTTATTCAGGCTATAGCGGTATTAGTGGCTATTCTGGTATAAGTGGTTACTCAGGCTACTCAGGTTTTAGCGGTATATCAGGCTTTAGTGGTTATAGCGGTACTGGTAGCTCTGGTTATTCAGGTATTTCAGGTTATTCAGGTATAAGCGGCTATTCTGGTCTTTCAGGTCATTCTGGTTACAGCGGTATTTCAGGATACTCTGGAATAAGCGGCTATTCAGGTATATCAGGTCATTCTGGTTATAGTGGTATATCAGGTTTTAGCGGTCAAGGTACTTCTGGCTTTTCAGGGTACTCGGGCTTTAGCGGTATAAGTGGTTTTAGTGGTTTTAGTGGTTATTCAGGTGTATCAGGTTATTCTGGTTATAGTGGTATAAGCGGTTATTCCGGTATATCAGGTTTTAGCGGTCAAGGTACTTCAGGCTATTCTGGTTTTAGCGGTTACAGTGGTATATCTGGTTATACAGGGTTTAGCGGGGTGTCCGGTTATAGTGGTATTAGTGGTTATAGCGGTATATCAGGCTTTAGTGGTTATTCAGGCGTATCAGGTTATTCTGGCTATAGCGGTATTAGTGGTTATTCGGGCTATAGTGGTTATTCGGGCTATAGCGGTATTTCTGGTTACTCTGGCAATTCAGGTTACAGTGGTTTGTCTGGTTATTCAGGTTTTAGCGGTATATCTGGTTATTCTGGTTTTAGCGGTATATCAGGTTTTAGTGGTCAGGGCACATCAGGGTATTCTGGTTATAGTGGTATAAGTGGTTACAGCGGCTTTTCCGGCTATAGCGGGTATAGTGGTATAAGCGGTTATTCAGGTTATAGTGGTATTTCTGGCTACTCCGGCTACTCCGGTATATCAGGTTATAGTGGTATTTCAGGCTTTAGCGGCTGGAGCGGTTACTCTGGCTACAGTGGGTATAGCGGAGATAGCGGTATATCTGGCTATAGCGGGTATTCTGGTTATAGTGGTTATAGTGGAATAACCCCTCAGATTTGTACCGTATTTTTTCCAAATACGGGAGAATATTATTTTCAGTCAGTCGGGGAAACATTTTATCAAACCCCTATTACAGCAGGGTTAGCGTTTAACGCTGGTCAAACATTGTCTGTATACGCCGCCGGAGACAATATTGTTCAGTATATGTTTGTTCGCAGTTATGATAGCGTGACTGGTGCATTAAGTGCAATTGTAACGTATTCTCAGTCTCCTGGTTTTAAGACATATAATAATCTTGAAATATGTTTAGCAGGACAAGTAGGTATATCAGGGTATTCTGGTTATAGCGGTATTAGTGGTTATTCAGGTATATCAGGATTTAGCGGTCAAGGCATTTCAGGGTATTCTGGTTATTCAGGCTATAGCGGCATAAGCGGTTACTCAGGCTACAGCGGTATTTCTGGTTACTCTGGTTACTCTGGTATATCAGGCTATAGCGGTATAAGTGGTTATTCTGGTATATCTGGCTATTCTGGCTATAGCGGTATAAGTGGTTATTCTGGTATATCTGGCTATTCTGGCTATAGCGGTATAAGTGGCTATTCTGGTCCTTCAGGCTATTCAGGCTATTCAGGTTATTCTGGAGTATCAGGCTACTCTGGTTTTAGCGGCTATTCAGGTTACAGCGGTATTAGCGGTTATTCAGGCTATAGCGGTATTTCTGGCTACTCAGGTTTTAGCGGGATCAGCGGTTATTCCGGTTATTCAGGCTACAGCGGTATAAGTGGCTATAGTGGCTTGTCAGGTTACTCAGGTATAAGCGGTTTTTCTGGTGTGTCTGGTTATTCTGGTATAAGTGGTTACTCAGGTTTTAGTGGTATATCAGGATACAGCGGTCAAGACGGTCAAGGTTTAACCCCTGAAGCAAATAGATTATATGTTTCTAAAGACGGTAATGATAGTAATGACGGTCGAACTTTAGCTACACCTTTTCTCACCATTAAAAAAGCGGCGGCTTATGCTGCAGCTAATTTAGGTACAAAATACACTATAATCCTTATCAGTGGGGATTATACTGAAGCAAACCCAATTTATCTTGCTCCTAATGTTTCGGTCATTGGAGATAATTTAAGAAGAGTTTCAGTACGCCCAACTAACAGACAATACGATGTGTTTTGGTGCACTAATAGTGTTTATGTTTGGGGTATTACTTTTAGAGATCATTTAGCGCCAGCCGCGGCTTGCGCATTTCCAAATCTTTCTAATGCTTCTTTAACTGCAATTGCATTTAATACTACCGGGTATGAAATTACACCTCCTGCTAGCAAGCCATTTATAACTACAAGCCCGTACATTCAAGGTAGTAGCTCTATTACTTCAGGAGTAAGCGGTCTAAGCGCAGGCTGTGGTATTAGAGTAGACGGTAATTTAGCTACCGGCTATTTAAGAAGCTTTGTAACGGACTCATTTACTCAATTTAACGAAGGTGGTATGGGTATCCATATCACTAATAATGGTTACGCGCAGCTAGTATCAACCTTTACTATTTGCTGCACTGAAGGGGTAAGAGCCGACAACGGCGGCACTTGCTCAATTAATACCTCTAACTGTTCTTTTGGTCTATCCGGTCTAGTTGCAGTAGGGTATTCTTCTACCCCGGTACTTACCGGTATATTAGCGCTAGCAACTGATGGTACAGATACTATTGCAGTAAGCGCAATAACACCAAGATCTTTTCCTGCATATGATCTACCAATTGACAGGCCTTACGTAGGATTAGTATTTAAAATAGAAAATGATAATACTTTATACACTTTAGATTCTGTTACTTTAACAGATATTATAACGTACAAGTACAATATAATATCTACTTCTAATATTACTAATATACTTTCAGCTGGTTCTAAAGTAAACTTTTATATAAGAAGTACAATTACTTCAAGCTCGCATACGATGGAATATGTAGGCTCTGGTGTAACACTTGCAACTGCAGTACCTTCTTTAGGCGGAGTTGGAAATCCTGATTTAGAAGCTGTACAAAGCGACGGAGGTGCCGTATACTATACAAGTACTAATCAATTAGGTAACTTTAAAGTAGGTAGCGGATTTACAGTAGTGCAATCTACCGGAACTATTGAAGGCGAAACATTTAATAGATCTATATTATCATTAGTGACTCCCCTTACTCTTGCATTAGAGTAAAGTAAATATAATAGTATATGGCCTCGATACCATTAAACTATTTCAAAAGAGTAACTGCAGGCGCAACCACCATTCCGACAGTAATTTATACAGCCCCTGCAAGCCGGGCAGGTATTATACTTTCTGCTGTTGCATCTAACATAACTAATAGTGTTCATACTATTACAGTAGGCATTTCAGCTGATAATGTATCCGGGTCCTATTATGACTTACTTAAAGGCTTTTCTGTACCTAATGGAGATGCGGTTAATGTAGCGGTTGGTAAACTAGTTTTAGGGACCGGGGATCAATTAATTATATCTGCCGCTAGTAACTCTGCAGTAAATTTCACTTTAAGCGTGTTAGAAGCTGTTAACACACAATAATGGCCACGTACAATCAACCCCAACTTATAAGCGATAGGGTGCAGGTTATACCGCCTTTAAGTGCGGACTCGGCTCGCTATCAGTTTCTTAATTTAAAAAATGCTGAGCCTAATTTAGGAGTACCGTTAAGCGCGTCCGCTGGCGCAAATTATATTCCTATATCTAATGATTCTGGAGTAAGAAGTTTTACCACTAATAATTCTATAGTACTTTCGGGGGATAAAGTAGGCTTTGGTAAATTACCAGTTTATGCAGTTGATGTTAATGGAGATGTTAATGTTACTGGAGAATTTCGCAAAAACGGAGAAATAGTCTCCGTCAGTGGCTATTCAGGTTACAGCGGTATATCTGGTTATTCCGGGTTTAGCGGTATATCGGGCTATTCAGGTTACAGCGGTGTATCAGGCTACTCAGGTTACAGCGGTATATCGGGCTACTCAGGCTATAGTGGTATATCGGGCTATTCAGGCTATAGTGGTATTAGTGGTTACTCAGGCTATAGTG